GTACACCATCTTTAAAATATTCTTTTACATATTCATCCATCGGTACAATATCTGCATCAGGTCCAAAAGCTCTTTTTGCAATTAGTGGACTACCATGAAAAAATCCTCTTTGACCTAAGGGTGTATCTGATTTTGCAGCTGCTTTCATTGCATCATCTGTATCTAATATTTCATCAAACAATTGATTCTTTCTAGCAATAGTAGATAGTCTATTCATACCTTCAAAGATTGAGTGTCTTGCATCTTCAATCTCACCAAATAATTCTCTAAATACTTTTGATCCTTTACCAATTACTTGTAATTCTTTTTTACCACCTGGTAAATCTTTTGTTAAAGTTTGTGCAAATGTTTTTAAACCTGTTGCATCATCTGCAGCTTTAGATAAATTTTGATATGCAAATGTAGGTAATGTATCTTTTCTCGGATCCATCTTTCTAACTTGTTTTATAATATCATTGACCATACCTTCTGCTTCTAAATCAGTAATTGGATTTTTATTTTTTGCAGCGTATCTTTTAAATAAAGCCTTAGCACTATTTATAGAATCTTGGGTTGGTTTATATTTAGAAAAGAAACCAGCTTCTGCATCTTCAAATATTTCAAATGTATTACCTATATAGTTTTTAACTCTGTTACCCATTATTTTTCTTAAATCTCTAGTAACACCTGTTGGTAAATCTACTTTACCGCCTGGACCCGCTGCAGTTATTTCTAATAAATCGTTAAATTCTTTTCTAGTTTTTGTTAAAACTTCTACAATATTATCAGCTACAGGATTTCCTTTTTGTGCACCCATTCTTTTAGTAACTATTTTTCTAAGTTGATTTTTTAAATTAGAATCTATTGGAGCTGTTAGGTCTCCTTCAAACAAAGTATTATCCAATACTTTTAAAAATTCTTTTCTTTCAGCGACACTAGATGCGTTAAAAAATTTTCTAAATTCTGGAAATACTTTATCAACTTCTGTATCTATACGAGCTACCATTTCTTCTGAAAAGTTTGTATCTCTCATTTGTCTTGCTTTTTGAGTTTGTTTTGCAAGAGCTATCTCTTCAGGTTTAGTACCTCTAAATCTAAATACACTTCCTAATTTATCTAATCCTCTTTCTATTTTGGAACTACTGTATGCAAGTTCTTTTCCTCTTTTAGCTAATGCTTTTGCACCCGCTCCTACACCATATACAAATGGAGTAAGTAATATAGATTCAGAACCAAACTTTAATCTGTTTGCTAATTTTCTAGATGCATCTTCTGCTGGATCTTCTGAAATATTTCTATCTAGTTCTGTAGGACCACCTTCAAATAAATCTCCAAACGTTCCTATTTTTTCTACATCAGCTACTAACGTTTCTCCTGCTGCACCACCCGCAACTATTGCTGCAAATCTTTGTTTACCTGATAAATCATTTAATTGTTTTGCTTTAGCTGTACCTTTTTTAAGATTCTTTCCTTTAAAGTTTACATACTTACCAGCTCTTTTTGCTTTTAAAGCTTTAGCAGCCATTGTTGCCGCTTTTGCACCTGCACCACCTGGTACAGCAATTTGAACAAAAGCTTCTGTTAATTTACCAATAGCTCTTTGTTCTGCAATTTCTTCAAAAGGATTTAAGTCATCAAAAAATTGTTCAACTGATGCTGCTGTATCTGTATCTACACCCAAGTCAATTAACTCTGCACCTAAAGATACAACCCCTTCACCTACTTTAATAACACCGGATGCTAAACCTGCTGCAAAAGCAGTAGCTCCACTTACTTCATTATTATCTTCAGCGTCTGCTAATTCAATATCAGTTTCATCAAGACCTGCTTTTACTAAGTCTTGTTTGTTTTGTTCTTGTGATTGTTTTTGTTTTTCTTTACCAGGTATAGATTTCTCTAAGACCAGTTTCCCTGTAATTGGATCTATGACTAGAGTAGCCATGTTTACTCCGTACCATCAACGTCTAATGGTTCTAAAGTTATTGGATTTAATTCTGTAAAACTACCGTCTGAGTTTCTTCTGTAAGCTTTTCCTTCACCTGGATCATATGTTAAACCTCCTATTGGAACTGCTCCAAAATCAGGTTCATACTTTTTACTTTTTTTACTATATTCATAACCTAGTTCGTAATAAGGTTGATTCTTATGTTTTAATCTAAAGTCAGCTAAGTTAGATGCACCTTGTTTAATTTGTGGAATATTTGAAGTAGAATATAAATCTGTTAATACTTCAAATTGTGCTTCATCTGTTTGTGCTGCAAAGAAATCTTTATTAGATGCTTTTATTCTAGCTAGTCTTTCAGCTCTCTCTGCTTCAATGTCCATTACTTCACCTTCTAATGCTAATTTTTTCTTTAGCTGTCCTCTTGCAGATAAGTCTTTAAATAACTGAGCTGTAGGTGCTTTTGCAGCTGTAGCTATATCACCTAGTGTACTACCTGTAGAAGGTTGAGACATTAAATTTAATCCACCTTGAATTAAAAATTGATTTAATGGACTGATACCTTGATCAGGATATTGTTCTGCAATTTTTTGAAGTCTTTCTGCAGTGGTTCCATCTTGAAAATTTTCTCTGTCTTCAATACCAGACATAATACCATTCATGTTAGTAGAACCACCTCTAAACATTGGTCTTCTAAATACTCTACTCATTATTTTAATGCTCCGTAAATACCGGCTAATGTAGAACCTGCTCCTAATAAAGATGATAATCCACTTGGATTAGGAGTAACTTGTTGAATTGATTGTCCAGGGTATCCTGCTATTAAACTCGTTACACCTTGACCGTATTGTTGTGCAGCTGTTAATGGTTGATTTAAATTTTGTATATTTAATTGTTGTTGAGCAGCTAGTTCAGCTTGTCTTTGTTGTTGTAATGCACCACCCATTGTGCTTAGTGCTCCAATGTCTGCTCCTTGTAATGCAGGTACTTGACCTGCTAAATTCATTTGTTGACCAAATTGTTGTGCAGCTAATTGATTAGCTTGTCCAAAACCTTGTGATAATAATTGTGCTTGTAATGCAGCTCTGTTTCTATTTGATGCTGCTCCATATTCTGCTTCAGCTACACCTTGTCTTGCACCACCAAAAGCTCCCGCTTGAATTGCATTTTGAGCTATTCCCGGTATTCCTTTTTGTGCTTGAATATCATATTCTTGTAAAGTTGCATCAATGACATCTTGTTGATACGGAGACATGTAAGATTTATAAGCATCAGGTCCCGTTGCTGCTTCTGCTGCTTGTATGTATGGTTGATAAGAACCAATACCAGCTTGTAATTTTTTTATCGCTTCTTGTTGTAATGGATCTTGTCCAGCTACAAATTGTGGACCATATACTTTTGAAAGATCAGCGGCTTTATAATCACCTACTGCTGTTGTTAAATCATCTAAATAAGTTTTACCCGCTGTTTCTATAAACAGTGGTGGTAGTACTCTAGTTTCTGATACTTCAGCCATTATACTCTTCCTCCGTTTTCTAATTTTTTCATCATGTCATACATACGTTGTGCACCTTTGTTGACATTACCATCACCCATTCCTCTTACAGCGTCAGCTGTAAATACAAATTCGTTGTTTGATAACATTGCAGGAATGTCATCTGCCTTTTCTTTTACACCAACTGGAGGAATAAATCCACCTGTTTCTCTTAAATCTAGCTCAGTAATTCCAGCAGGATTTTGATTTAATGGTAAGTCCATGATGCCTGAGGCCTGAACCGCGTTTTCCTCTGGATTACCCATTGCAAAACCCATTCTACCACCATTAGCCATCTTTTCTTCATATCGTTCAAAGTCTCTAGTAACACCTTCACTAGCTTTACCAAAAAATGGCATTAACATTTTGTTGTATTTTTCTTTTGTAATTTGTCCTTTTTCTAAAGCTTCATCTAAATACATTTTAAACATATACATTGTAGTTGAAGGAGAAACACCACCTTTTGTTTCTTTTACAAATTCTAAATTTTCTTTTAATGATTTTTCTGCAGGCATTGGATTAGAAGTGGTTGTGTCTATTTGTAATCCTCTTGGAAGATCTTCCATGTTATTACCTGTGTATGTAGGATCACCTGTTCCTTCATTGTATCCTATTCTACCACCATCAGCTTTATATTCAGTCATGTTAGATTCTACAAATTTATTGACCTCTTCATCAGTAGCATTTCTATTTAGGTTTCTATAATATTGTGCAAGATAACTTCTTAAAGCTTCTGGGTTTCTTTTTAACTCTTTTACTTGTTGATCTTCCATACCTGCAAATGCACCACCTAAAGCTAAAGCTCCTGTTATTTTTTGTGCACCAGTTAATCCACCTATAAGATCTTTACCTTTACTTAAAATACCTGTTAATCCACCACCACCACTAAATAAAGAACTCAATCCTCCAGGCATCAATGCATTAGCACCAAAACCTAATATAGCAGCTTTACCAATAGGTGATTTAACTATTTTTTTAACAGTATTACCAATAGACTTTACTAGACTTCCTAGTCCGTACATTTGTCTTGGCATTTGTGATCTTGAAATTGGCATAATTTTATTAATTATATATAATAATCCCTTGTTTTACAACTTAGAATCACCGCCTATCGGCAATGCTTCCACGGTTACTTTAACGTCTCTCTTAATATCGTCAGCTATAGTCTCTGTTTCAGGGTTTTGTACGTCCTGCATAGCCTCTGCATCTGAATTATACTCTTGACCTGTTTTAGTATTGGTTAATGTAATTTCTGTTTGTGGTGTTATAATCTTAACTGGTTTACCGTTTATTATTTCTATTCTATATGATGCTTCTGTTTCTACAAATGACATGTTAATCCCTATTTATTTCTAATATTGATGCTACTACATGCAATCTGTTTGCATCTGCAGCGGTTACTTTAAATACTTCGTTTTCTTCTAATATAACAGGTTGAGTCAGCAATTGTTCTGTTGCATGACCTGCTACAGCCTTTACATCAAACAATACAAATACATTACTAGATGCATCTGTTATAGTTGCTGTAATCGTACTACCATTATTACTATCATCGCAAACTAAAATACTTTTTATAATAGCTCTTGAATCAGATGGTGTAGTATATAAAGTAGTTATATCTGTAGTTGTTAAATCTACTTTAGCATTTTTATAAATATTAGCCATTAAACCAAGTAAACCTTTCTTGATCTTGTTTTTGTTCGTTTAAAAATGTAGAGTTTAATTGTTCTACTACTAAAGCTATTGCTCTATTAATTTGTTTTTGGTTAGAAAAGTCATACTCTTCTTTTGGTTCTGGTAATCTAACTACTACTTTAGCCATGTTTATATGATATCCAATCTATATTTTTTTTATTTTTTAAACTAATAATATATGAATTAATTTTATCTTCACAAAGCATCATATGTTTATTTTTTTTATATAATTTATGTAAAGCGTTTTCACCTGTAACTGAATAAACAAAAGAAAGTTTATTTCTTTTTGCTTCTTTTTCTATCTCATCAATACAAATTTTCATCGCCTTATATAATTTAATTTTACTAACTTCTGGATTTGAAAATATCCCCCACATAAAACTTAGTTTAGAGGTTTTATCTATAAACAAACCCGCTGCACAAATCGGTTCTTTATCAATTATCATAATACCTACCTTTGGTAAAACTTCTTTAGGTATAGCATTATCCCAATCATATTGTTTACACCAATTAGAGATAGTAGAATAATCTTTACTTACAATCCATTTTCTAGCTTGCATTAATAATGTCTACGTTATTCCCACTATCTTGTTTTGCGTACAGTTTCCAATTATCAAAAAAATCTTCTTCATTATTCATTAATTTATCTTTTTCATTTACTTCAAAGTAGTCTGTAAATAAAATGTTATTAATTAAAATTCTTCTGTTTTCAGAACCAAATACATAAACTGTGTGTTCTTCATCACCTAATGGTTTACCATGTTTAGTATCTCTAACTCTCATCCAAATACCATCTTCATTTACCATATGGCTTCCTGAAACTTTAACACCTTTATAATCATATAATTCATTGTTTAAAAATTTACCTGTTGCAAATACTTTACCACCTTCTGCAACTTCATCTCCAATATCTACATCAATAATTTTTTTAGTGCTACCATCAATCATTGTAACTAAAGTGTTTGGTAAGAAACAAGAATCTTGTCCACCTCCTCCGCCGCCTCCGCCGCTGTAAGGTCCATAATCTTTATTAGTTGCAGGTTTTGAAGGTTGTATTTGATAATCACCTAAACCACCACTACCTGTTCCAATTGAAGGTTTAGAAATTTGGCCTGGAGGTCCTTTTGCAGTTGTTACATTACTATAGTCCGGTGTTTTACTTGGTGGTGCACTTGGTCCATCGTCTCTACCGCCACCTGGATTTATATCTAAATAGTTAAAACCTTTATTTAAAGTTTTATTTGCTAATGTTTTAGGTGCAGTTGGAACAGACGTAATACCACTGCCACCACCATATGGTCCGTAAGTTGGTCCTGTTACTATTGGTCCTGTTGGTGAATAAGGTCCATAAGTTGGTCCTGTTGGTGAATAAGGTCCATAAGTTGGTCCTGTCGGTGTTATATTATTATCTATTATAAATGATGGAATTTCAGAATCTTCCTCATCTTCTTCTGATAAAAAATTAAATGAATTTCTTAAATAGTCAGGTCCTGCAAGTGAAGGATCTTCTTCTATTAATCTTTGTTCAGTAATCATATCCGCTCTATTTGCAGCAGTTCCTAAAATCTTTGCTTCTGCTTCATCCAAAGCTCTTAATTTAGCAGCTTTCTGCATTGGGTCTTTCATTTTTTCATTAATCATATCTCTTCTTTTTTGAAAAGTGTCTGCTGTTATTTTATTTAAATTATAACCAGCCATAATATTTTCTGCTGTATTTATATTTCCACCATCAGATACAATTTGTCCAATATCATTAAGTCTTATACCTTGACCTAATGCTTCATTTTCAAGTATTGCTCTTCTATTTACAGGAAGCATATCATTAGCAAAATTAACAGCGCCTCCTATTATTTTTCCCGGTAAACTATTTTTTGCATAAGCTGCTATTGCACCAGGTATACCTGTTAGTTGTGGACCTCTATAATAATCTGGATACATATCCATAAATTTTTGTAATTCAGTTTCTGATCTAAATCCAGTTCCATATTTATTTATATCAAATTGTGAATCACCTGATCCAATTAAACTTCTTTCATTAGCTTGTCTGTAATTGTATGGACTATAATTATCTTCTGTTCTTGTTCTATTAGGATCAGGATTGTAAACACTAAAATTATCACCACCACTAGCTTTTGGTAACATACGTTCAGTTGATACATCGTCTTCTTCAGGTGTATCTTCTGTGGGTGAAGTTGTTCTTGGTTCATACCTAAAAGTTTTAGGTAGTGCTCTGTTTAAATATGCTTGTGCTAAATCAAATAAAGTTGCCATTATCTACGTCCGTCTGGTTGTATATCTATTCGTAATGTACCAAAGCGCCAAGACTCACTAACATCAGTATTTTCTATCTTGATATTAACAAACCGACCTCTGGCTCTTGTATCCTTTTTATCAGTATTTGCGTTAATTGTAAAGGGACTCAAAGATGTATTTGTATCTGATTGCTGAGGGTATCTTTTAACAGCTAGTGTTACTTTTGCATTACCTTGTAGGTTTTTAAAGTCTGGTATAAATCTTCTCATAGCTAAAAATACTTGACCTACGGTACCTTCACTCTGTAAATCAAAATCATATGATTTTACAAAAGATGTAACTGCTGTTGTACTACCATCAGGATTAACCTGGTCAGTTCCTACTTCATGTTCAAAAAATTGAGTTTGACCTAAACCATCTTGACCTAACACAACAGGAAAACTTCCATCAAGAGAATCATTATATTTGGTTGCAAAAGGTTTTTCATAAACAGAAGCATCGATCCAAGCAGTTCTAGCTTCAGTTCCTATATACCAAACACCACCTTCTACTTTTTCTCCATAATTTAAAACTACATATTGATCATTATAGTCCGAACTAGTTGATGGGTAGTACCAAACAATTTCTGTAAACTGATTATTTAATCCTGCTGCAACTTGTTGACCTTTAGTTGTATCTGCTTGATCATATACATAATCTTCAACACTACATGGTAAAGATTTAACTGTACCATCAAACATAAAGAAACCATTATTAGACATCCAAAACGCAGCTCCATCTATTTCAACAGCTGCATTCTTACCAATTAATCCACAGTTAGTACCCACTTGTTCAAAACCAAATGTAAAAGGTGCGCCAATAAATTTCATTGTGTACAATGCATTATCTGTCCAAACAAGAATTGTTTCTTTTGCTTTTAAAGCTCCTATAATTTTTGTACCATCCTGTAATCTCTGTGATCCCGCTGAGTTAATTGCTGTTGGTGTGTAGTCATTTATATCTTCTTGATCTGAGAATCTTATAAACATATCATCTTGTGTTGTTGTATCTCCAATAGTTGTTTCAGTACCTAAATGAATTAAGTGACGTGTTGTAGGTGAAACTAATGTAACTCTTGTTGCAGTTGGATTATTAGATGTAGAAAAACCAGATGTAGATGTTGATGCTCTGACTGTTAAAGGAGATGCAGCTCCTGCATTCCAAGTAAATGTTTTACCATTAGCAATCGTTGCAACTAACACTTGACCAAAATTACTTAATGACCATAGACCAGGTTCTAGTACTACTTCAGAAGCTTGAACAGCACTTCCAAAACCTGTGAAGTTTGAAGCATCAGTTACGACTGCACTGTTTAAATGAGCTTGACCATTTGATGTACCAATAGTTGCGGTTCCAAAAGCTCCTCTTGTAATACCTGTTAAAGTATTTACACCCTTACCGGTATAAGTAATTAATTCATCACCAACTAATATAGTTCCAGCAGTTGGAAAACCTGAGTTAGATGTAATATTAATTACAGTTCCTGATCCACCGGTACCATTAGTATCTGCAAGCAACGCTCCATTTAAAGTTGTTATTTGTGCACCGGGTGCTGTTCCACCATATTGACCAATACCAAAACCATAACCATATGATTGTGCAGCAGGACCAACTTTTTCATAAGGTATAACACTACAAGATCCTGTAGCCACACCATCTGCTGTTTCTGTTCCTGTTACAACTATAATTTTAGCAGACGTTACTCTTGTAACTTGAAATAATTTATCTTCAAAAGCAGCATCTGTTAAATTTACACCACTAGGAGCAGTCACACCATCTAATAAAATAATATCTCCTGACTCTAGATTATGGTCAGATGAAAAAGTTAATATAACTTCTTTTGACCCACTTAGAGAAGACATTGAAACACTTCCAATTGTAGATTTAATTGGAGTAATATCATGAAGTTGACCTTCAAAATATAAAAGTAAAAACTTATCTGTTCCAATAGCTACATACCTATTGCCTTCTAAATCAACAAATGCAAACTCACGTCTTGCAACTCCGACAATAGTATCTGAAATTAGCGAAGACCAACCACCAACTTTTTCAGGGAGGTTATATCTGAATCTGACATTATCACAATCAACCCATCTGTTTTCTGCACCAGATTCGGTATCTTGCTTATCTATTCCCGGTAATACTTTAAAATCAATTAGAGCCATTATTCTGCTCCTTATGCCGTGTTAGTTTTGTAAGCCCAGCCTCTTGTTGCATCCACATACACTAATGTAAAAGCTTGACCGTTAGTGGTTAGTGTTAGGTTTGATGTACCTGTATTTATTGGTTGACCATTTCTATTAACAATCAAGTTGTTAGAGTTAAACGTTCCTCTTGCATCTATAAATGTAATTTCATCTCCTATAGCAGGTGATGTAGGAAGTGTAATTGTAATTGGGTTAGCTGTTGTATTTGCAAAAATTTGTTCACCAGCAGATGCTGTGTAAGCAGTTACGGTAGAAGAGTTTACTGTTATGTAACCTTTAGTTTTCATACCAAGATTAACATTAGTTCCATCTGAATAAACTAATACAGTTGCACCTGAAGGAATTAATACTCCTGATCCAGATACAGTTTTAACTGTTAAAGTTTTTATACTTCCAGAACTTTCTCTAGTAGTTGCATCTTGAAAGATCATCACTCTTTCAGCAGTATCTGGAATAGTGACTGTTCTGTTTGCTGTTAAAATTCCTGTTAATTTAATGTAAATGTTTTTACCATTTGATGTTGCACCATTATCTAATGCTAATGCTACGTCTCCACCACCTACAGCTAATGATAAATAACCTGTAGATAATTGTTCTAAAATTTGTAAGTTTGTATTGGTAATTGTACCCCAAAGACCTGCTTTTTCACCAGTAGTAATTAATTCTAATTTTGAGTTTGTTGAATAACTTGATGCCATAATTCTCCTAATAAGGGTCTATATTAACCCA